CAAGTACTGTTGGACGAACTGGTCAGATTCTCTGGAGCGCGAATTCCCAATTGCCAACTATGGTTACCATAGCTATAGCAGTTGGGCCCGTGACATACACCGTCTCGAGGGTCTTGGTTCGGAAGAACCTTACTCTCGATTGGTGGCTGTACCGAAGTCCTACTCGAAACCTCGGCTTATCGCCGCGGAGCCGAGCTCACATCAGTGGTGCCAACAGAATTTATGGCACTACATGCGAGAGCGAAGCACTGGATCCTGGATTAGTGAGTTTGTTCGTTTCAACGATCAGACTCTTAATCAAGGCCTGTGCCGACTTGGGTCTTCTCACGGTCGCCTTATCACAGTCGATTTATCGGCTGCGAGCGATCGCGTTACCTGTCACGCTGTCGGGCAACTTTTTCGCAGCAATGCGAAATTGTTACGTTGCCTTAAGGCGTGTAGGACCCGTCGTATTCGACAAACTCTTACGCATCGTGCGCCTGAGTTTGTTGAATTGAGAAAGTTCTCTACGATGGGTAGCGCCTGCACCTTTCCTGTTGAGTCTCTCATGTTCCTATCTATTGCCATAGCCTGCGTCCTTACGGTTCGCGGGCTACCGGCAAACAGGAACACGATACTGGCTCTCTGTGGAGAGGTGGCCGTCTTTGGGGACGATATCATCGTTCCCATTGACAGTCGGGAGCTTTTGTTTGACGCCCTTGAAATCTTAGATTTCAAGGTCAACGTACACAAGTCTTTCTGGACTGGGAAGTTCAGAGAGTCCTGTGGGGTTGACGCCTTTGCCGGAGTCGACGTGACTCCGGTCTATTGGAAGGCGCCAAACGACGGCAAACCTGGATCTCTAGACTCTTGTGTCGAGGTGAGTAACAACTTCTATAAGAAGTGGTTGCTCAACACCTCTGCATTGGTGTCGTCGACATTACCAAGGGATATACCCAAGGTAGGCATGAGATCAGGCGCCTTCGGTCTGAAGTCTCGTACTAGACTACTGGACAACAACTTGCAAAGTCGTTGGAACCAGCAGCTACAGCGAGCCGAAGTCAAGCTGTGCGCCAAAATAACGCGCCAGCATAGACTGCCGACTGGAGGCGAGTCTGCGTTACTTCAGTATTTTACTGAAGAACCAAGTCCATATGATATGTGGACTTCGGGTGTTCCGCAGAGGCCTTCGCATAAGATTCAGCGAAGGTGGGTAGCCATTTCAGATCTGGAAACTCAACCAGACGAGAAACGGTAAGGGAGTTTGGGCGTCAGGTTTGACGGGACCGTTCGCAAGGGTCGCTGGCTTACAACGCCAGTTTCACCTACGGTAAGTCCAAAGTTAAATAGACGCCTAGTACTCTGGAGAAG